TTGTTTTGCTGGAAGTCCTTGAGCTGCTCTTTGGGCACCTGCTTTTCCAACTAACTTATATTTAAAATCAGTTACATATTTATTTTTTGTTACACCTTCAGGACCAGCTTTAGGACCAAAACCTAATGTAGCTCCAGGACCTTCAGTTACTTTTTTAAATCCAGCTTGTGTATAAGCACCATACGTAGATTTACGTGGTGATGGACCTGTATGGTTTTCTCCTTCACCACCTGAAATAAATCCTGAATTAGAGGATATAGATGATATTTCATCTAATTTATCTTTAATAGCAGCATATTGATCAGGATAATATTTACGTAAATGAGTTCTAAAAGAATTAAATAATGTTTTTAAATCATCATATAATTTAACAACTACCGCATCATCTTTTCCACCAGGTGATTTTACTAATGCTGATAATGCTTGAGTTGCTGTGTATATTTTTTCTAATGAATCTGTAAAACTAGCTAATTTGATAACTTGACTATCAACAGACCCAGTTTCAGGATCTACTGATTTGGTTTTAAAATAAGTTTTTAAATCAGAAGAAAAGAAATCATTTTTCATGTCTACAGGACCATAAGTTTTCTCCACACGTTGTATTAACGTAGGATCTACTTCTGTAGCATTGAGTGTTTCTTTTGCCTCCGCTATTTTATACTTATACTTAGCCATTTACCTTAGTAAGTTCCTCCAATAATTCGTAATATTGTAATAAATTAACTAAATCATCGTTGCCTACATTAGCTGTTTTGCCTAAAGGAGTTAACATATTGTTAACTTCATTCAATTTAATTTGAATAGCTTTATCAGTTACTTTTTTAACTTGTTTAGTTAAAGTAGCTTTAATTTCTGTTATTTTAGTATTGTAAAATTCTCTTAATTTAGGAGTTGAATCAACTGAATTGATGAATTCTTTTAATACTGATTTTTGGTTATCATTTAATGAAGCATATTTGCCATTAAATTTTTCTAATAATACTTTGTAAGTTAAAATACGTAAATCTTTATCGTATGATTGGAATTCAGTTAATAAATCATCTTCAACTTTTTTCTTACTAACGGGTTTGGTTGTTAATCCTTCTAAAATAGCAATTTTATTAGAAATAATTTGATCAGGTGTAGATAATAATTCGCTATTATATATTTCTACTAACGTATATAAAGCAGCATAAGACTTATAATTAGATAATTTAGTTTGAAAAAATTCCTCTAAGTTATAATGCTTAGAAATTTCTTGGATTAAATTATATTTTTGTCTTTTTAATGCTCCTCTATTTAAGTTTTTAGAAGATTCAATAACGGAATTAATTACAACCTCTGCTTTGCCTTCTGTTAGATTTTTATATTTGGTTATGGATTCGTATAATTTATACTCTCTACCTAACTCAGTTTTTACAAAATATTTTTTTAATATATGTGTTGCTTTCGAATCCTGTCCCGACAGAGTGTCTGCCGTTATTTGTCTTACCAAAAGTTCGAAAAGGATTCCCGTATTTTTATACTTAGAATGTTTAATGTTCATTCCCCAAAGGTTTTGTTATAAATATATAAAGATTCTTATTCCTTTAACTTACTTTCATCTAACAATGAATCTCCTAATGTTGAGTTTTCAGCTGTTATTCTTTTACCTAAACCCTCTATTAAAGTTCGGTTTTTAAGGTAAATTTGTTTTGCCTCTAATGATAATGGAGAGCCGCCTTTAGGTTTAGGATTGATACTATCTGATTCATTGTCGTCGTTTTTCATTCCTTTAGCACCTAATCTATCTTTACCAAAATTATCATCTTGTGTATTACGATCTGTTGGGTTTTCTTCAGGACGTCCTAATTCTAAATCACTACCATATCCTACAGGAACATTTTCTGGTTGGTCATACATTCTTCCTTTACCATATAATGAAGCTAAATCGTGTGGTGTTCCATAAGATTTACCTGTTACTTTAGGGTCGTTTCCTTCCTCGGCAATTTGGTTATAACGGAAAGCACGTTTTTGGTCTTCAGCTAACAAGTCTCTATATTCATCGTACTCATCTTGACTAAAGTGGAATACATTATCATAAATCCAATCAGTAGGTAATAATTTAGCTTCCATAATCTTTTGAGCTAAATCTACCTTTTGAGTTAATAATGCAATTTTTTCCTGATCGTAGATAATAGAAGGTGTAGTTAAATCTAACTCAAAGTTAGTTAATTCCTCACCTGTATAACCTTGAGAATATAAGTGTACTAAAGCAATTTTATATAATTCAGATAATGTAATACGCTGAATACGATCAATTGTACGAGCAAATCTAATGTCTTCAGCTGCTAATGTTGCTTTACCACTTAAATCCTTATCATAACCCATAAATGCTTTAGGTACTTTAAGAGCGGCAAACAATTTATCACGTAAATATGTAACGTCCTGAATACCATCGTACTGTAAACCAGGAGCGGTTTCGATTTTAGTAGTAGTATCATTACCTCTCATTGGAATGTAAAAATCTTCCAATAAGTTTTGCATGTTGTACTTTAAGTTGTATTCACCTGTTGCGTTATCCATTAATGGAGTACGCTTCATAGTAGAAATTGTTTTCTGCATGAAGTTTTCTACCTCGTTTGGAGGAATAGAACCAACGTTAATGTAAAATATACGACGATCAGGACTACGAGAAATTCTATGAATTAACATAGCATCTTCCATCAACACGTATTGTTTGAAGATACGACGAGCTGGTTCCAAATATGAACGGCCATAAGGTAAATAGTTAACATCTGTTAACAATCTAAAGTGAGCCATTTCATAATTATCAAAATAAATACCTGGTTGGTTATCGTTAAATGAATTTAAATTTGGAGTACCATAATAACCTGAACCACCAGCATAAATACCTTCTGGTGAGTATCTAAATCTTACAGCATTTGGATGTTCTTTATCATAATTTTCTTGTCTTTCAATATGATATGCTGTATATGGGATAACATTATAAACACCATATTTTTCAGCAATTTCCATCTTAAGAAAAAAGTCACCATATTTACACATTTGGCGAATCCAACTCCATAAATTAAACTCAATGTTTAATACATCATAAAATAAGTTGTAAAGAATTTGTTGAACATCCTCGTTACTACTTTTAATATGAAGCACTTCCCCCATATCATTTTTAAGAGTAGATTCATCAGCAACAATATCAAGAGCAGAAGCAACAATAGCATCATAATCCATGTTATCATAATCCGAATAAACCATAGTACGTAAGTACTGCCAGTTTATACCAATTTGAGAACCTAATAATGAGGTAGAGGCAGGTGAATATAAACGATTATATCTGTCTACTAGAGAATTTGTTGCTATATCTCCGGAACGTTGAATTGAATCAACATCCATTACTTTTAATTCGTTACCTCCTTGATTACGAATGATAACGTCTGTTGAAAACAGGCGCTGTAATCGGGTAAATAAACTTTTATCTGCCATTTTTATGTTTTATTATATACTATAAATATTTACAAAATCCAACTAATGTCCTCCATTCCCTTATCTGTTTGAAGGGAATATGGATTTTTTACTTGGTTTGGATTATAAGCGCCAATATACGAAGTTTTACTCATATTGCCTAGTGTAGCGCGAGTCATGTCATGACCTTGTTGTTGGAATTTTAGTGACGTGTCTCTTAAATACATAGCAATACCAAATGGCATAACTAAATCATCATTATATCCTATTTGTGCTTCTGGTCTACCATTTTTCCATACAAATACTTTCATTTCTTCAACTAAACGTTTTGAACGAATTGTTACAGAACGGTCACCAACAAATTCGCGGAATTTATTTACAATTAACGGTCTAGTACGCATTGACATTGTAAATCCGGGTGTCATATCGGATGAACCCTCATATGTCTTTAAATACGACTCTGCTGTGAATTGGTCTGATTTAGGTGATTGATATAAATTACGATAACCTCTTTCAATCACAGCATCAATAGTAGCCCATCCAATAGAGGCGTTTTCAATTACTAATAATGCTTGATTATATTCTGTGGCAACTCCTACTAGAAAATATCCAAATTCTTTAGTAGGTAATTGTCCTCTATATTCAGCAACTTGTACGTTAGTGGCAATATCAATTACGTGACAAGTTGAAAAATCTTTACCATCACCTCTAGCTACGTCAGCTACTACCATATAATCTCTTGTATAGTCTGCTGGTTCCCACACCCAAAAGTTCTGGTCAGCGCCTCTTCTTTCAAGAGGTTCTTTTATTGTTGTTTGAGTGATAAATTCTAACCACTCATTATAAAATACTACATCACCTGATGTACTAAAATCGCAATCACATTCCTGTGCTGCTAATCTAGGATCTCCTAATAATTCATCTTGACGTTTTCTCCAAGTTTCGTCTCGTTCAGGGTGAACGTACCAAGGTAATTTAATGGGTAAAAAGTCATTTTCTTGGTTTTCTGCTGAAACCCATGTTTTATGAAACCAGTTTCCAGTTCCATACGGTGTTGAAAGTACAATTGCTCCACCACCTGTGGCTAATGTTTGTTGTGCTGATGCCCATATTTCTCCAATTTGTTCAATAAATGCTGCTTCATCCACTATCAATAAAGATACGGCTTCTGAACGACCTGCGTCTGAAGATGCTGAAGTAGCTTTAATTTGTGATCCGTTACTTAATCGTAGTGTTAATTTGTTATGTTCGTCTGCTGGTATTTTAAGCCATGAAGGTAAATTATCAAACATGAATTTAACTTTCGTTACCATGTTTTTAGCTGTTTCTTGCTTTGTAGCAATACACAACACATTTTTATCCTTTTGGAATAACATTAGCCACAAAGAATACCCTGCGGCCAATGTTGAGATACCCAACTGTCTAGACTTCAATACAACTGAATATGGGTTATCTCTCCACAATTTTAATACTTTATCCTGAAATGGATATAAATTGAATATTACTCGACCCCTTTGTGGGTGCTGAATATTACAGTATTTTTTCATAAAGTGAGCAGGATCGCCTGCACACTTAATGTATTCTTCTCTTATTATTTGTTTTAAATCTTGACTCATATTATCTGGAAAATTGCCAATAGATACCAGCACTCAACATAGGTTGAAACTGATTATTGACTCCTATTCCTGCTCTATAAATAATCTTTCCTTCTCTTTCATATAATCCATCTAAAGAAATATGAGTTAAATTTAAACCAACAGAAGGACCAGCAAATAAAGCATATTTTCTAACAACCTGTTTAGTTATAGTAGTTTCCATAATTTTATGTCTAATACTAGATAATAAACTATTATTTATGGAATCAATAGGGGATTGTGAGTATATTTTTGTATAGAAAATAGCAGTAAATGAATCAGTTTTATACTCAAAAGTATCGTTTGTTGTATATTTTTTATAATTTACAATAGTAATATTACCTGTTGAATCAATAATAGTATCATGTATCCAACGAATTACAGAAACCGGTTTAATTTTAGTTTTGCCTTTTACTTTAATTGTATCATGAACATAAGATACTTTAGTTGATGTATCAATACCAGTAACAATAGTTTCTCCCGAACATTTGGAAAGCCAAATGATAATCGTAACCAAAATTGCTATAACTATATAAGGAAAACCTTTTTTCATATTATCCAATTAAATCTCCAGTATCAATTTTAACGTCTCTTTCTTTAAACGCTTTAACTAATTCTGGTTTTTTAATAAATTGTTTTAGAGCAGCCATTTTTTTATCACGCTCAATTCCTTTTTCCATATCTTTTACTTTAGTAACCAAAGTTTTAAGTTTAGATTTAAAGTCATCAAACTGGTCGTTAGGTATTTTAAATTTAGAAACAGTTTTTACTTTTTCTTTTTCTAATTCTGCTTTAGTAGGTTCTCTATCTTCATCTTCTTCCTGTAAAGTAACACTACCTCCAGTTTTTAATGTATTAATAGCTTGTGTTTTATCTTTAGCAGCAGAAAATTTAGGATCTTTTTGAAGATCATCAGCAGCATCTGCTCCAACATAAGTTGCTTCATCTATTTCAGATAAAATTTCTACAATGTATTCTTTAATTTCTGCTTTTAATTCAGATTTTTTCATGATTATAAATATTAACCAAAAATTGTC